TTAACTCTCATCCATTTCATACTCAACATCTGAAATCTTAACTTCAAGCTCTAAGCCCGTCGTGTAGCCGTTCCCGTTGAGACTGTGCACCACCCTGCTGATGATCCACGCCTGCTCGTCGATGACGCGCTTAAAGCCTTTCACCGCTACCGGCGTTTCAGGAAATAAATCTGCCCGGCCAGTGGCGAGCGTAATCGAGAACTCCGCGACGCCGCGCTGTATCTTGTCCCATTTTGCCTGAGCTGCGCGCATCGCCTGCGCCTTTGTCGCAAAGATGGTCGTGAGCTCAAGCACGTTGTCAGATTCACCGGCCATATACTCACCCTCACGTGCTTCCTGCTCCTTTTTCGCCTGGCTCTTTGCCGGTGCTTTGACGGCTTTAGGATGCTGCAGCGCGCGCAGGTGCTGCTCTTTCGGCTTGCGTTTCAGCTTCACCTTTTGCTTTTGCGGTTTCGGGTCTTTGGTATGCAGCCATTTCGCCGTCACGCCGGTATACGCTTCGCGGTCAGCAATGGCGAACTGATGCCGGTCGCCGTCGCCACGCTCGACGGTCATTTGCGGGATAGGCTTGCCGCTGGCCGTCACCGCACTACCGGCTTTCAGGAGTAATAATTTTCCGTATTTCACTGAGACAGATGCGCCGTTACGATCCGCCAGCCGGGCGAGAAATGCCGCGTCTGATTCCTGCGACTGGTCAATATGCGGCACGGGGACCGCTTTGAGGGTGTCAGCCACGCTGGCCGTGAGTTTGTTGCGCTGCGCGATGGTCTCCAGAATTACTCCGAGCGTGGTGTCATGCCACGATTGCTCGCGGCGTGAGTTGAGCGTCCCGCGAAAATCGGCACTTCGCCCCCGGATGGTCAGCGTATCGGGCGCGCCCCGGTGCTCGATTTCATCGACAGTAAAGCTTCCCTTGTTCAGCAACGCGGAGCCCTGCCAGCCCAGCCACAGCGTCAGTGATGCACCGCGCGGTGGCAGCTCGACCAGCCCGTCGGCATCATCGAGCTCAATGTCGAGCTGGTCAGCCTCGAATCCGCGATTGTCCGTCATGGTCAGCCCAATGAGCCGGTCGCTGAAATTCTGCGTGATATCCGTGCCATCGACCGTGAGCATATACGCAGGCGCGATGCGCGCCCCTGCCTGCACGTTCATTCCCGTTATCATCCAGCCAGCCCTCCAATCCAGTTACCGGCAGACGTGACCAGACCGTCAGCCTGCGTTTTCAGATCGCCATAGATGGCCGCGAGCGAATCATCGACGCGTTTCAGCGACAGGCTGAAATCAATTTTTCGCGCCTGGCCATCGCTGAAAAGCTCGGTGTGGGTGTGGGTCACTTTCTCGATAACATACATCCCGAGGATCATGCCCGTCCCGTCAATCAGCGGCCATGCGCGCCCCTCGTTAGCCATCAGTTCGACCACCGTCAGCGACAGACGGCCGCCGGTGATTTCAGGGTAAAGCGTGCCCGACAAGGTGCGTGAAGTTTCCCCCTCACCGAGAAACTGATACGCAGGTGGTTTGCCGATGCGGTCGTTCGACGCCCAGCGGTAATCTTTTGAGTACTGCATCGACTGATACGGCAGGGTGTGCCGTTCAAACACAAAAAAGCCCAGCACCATTAGCATGTTTTCCCCTCCCTTAATCGTGTCTCATGCTGGAGCGCTGGCGCGCACGTTTCTCACGGTCGACCTTCTCGACGGCGTCGCGCAGCTGACGGTCGAGGTCGCTGCCCGGCGCAGCGCCACCCTGCAGGGTGATGTTGTATTCACTTTTGCTCTGGTCGATGTAAGACCGGCCAGCGGGTGCTGTCACCGGCTGATACGCCTGATATCCGCCATAACCTGCGGTTGCCGGGATATATGCGCCATTAGCTGATGTCTTGTCAGCTTTGGCGGCAGTCTGCTCGAGGTCGCTGGATTCCTTTTTGATGACCCCGAGTTTTTCCAGCAGCCAGCCGACCTTGCCGCTCAGACTGTTGAAGATATTCAGCGGAGCCATCAGCGCATCGGCGAGGGCTTTACCAAACATAACTCCGACATTTTTGCAGCTTTCCAGCGTGTCCTGCGTGGCTTTCACCGGTGCGAGAAGGTCGGTGAACCACTTCCAGACGACACCGAGCTTTTCCGCAATCGCATCAAACACCGGCGCGAGCGGTGCAAACATTTCCCCGACTGGCGCAAAGGCGGCCTTGAGCCCGTCTACTACGCCCGAGAAAAAGGCGCTTATTGGCTCCCAGTATTTACGGATCAGCAGCGCACCCGCCACGACAGCCGCGACCACCGCCACCACCGGCAGACTGATTGCACCAATGGCCGTGACGATAGCCCCGCCGACAGTACTGAATACCACGCCCATCACCCCGGCGGCGGCAATGATGGCGTTAATCCCCATCACCACCGGCCAGGCGACGAGGCCAATCCCGCCCATTACGCCAATCAGCGCCAGCGCGCCACCGACCACCACACCGATAGTGGTCGCCAGTCCCTTATTTTTCGTTATCCAGCCATCGAGCCTGAGCACATATTGCGTCGCCGTCTGTGTCAGCTTACGCAGTGAGCCCTCCTGCTGGTCAAACAGGTCAGTCCCGACCGCCTCATACGCCGACTGGAACTCTTTAAAGTCGCCGCCGAGGTTGTCCTGCATGACTTTAACAAGCTCCTCAGTTTTACCGTCCGAGGCTTTAAACGCAGCGGTGAGCTGGTCGAGTTTGCCGGTCGACGCAGCGGCCATCAGCACCGCCGCCGACGAGCTGGCCTCCTCGCCGAAAATGGTTTTCATGTATTCGGCTTTCTGGCCGGTGCCGAGATTGTTCTTCTCAAAACTGCGCTGCATTTCTTTCAGGATGGAAAATATCGGGCGCGTGTTTCCCTTGCTGTCCGACGTTTTCACCCCGAGCTCTTTAATGGCGTCATACGCTTTACCCGTCGGTGCCTGCAGGCGACTCAGCACCGCACGGCTCCCCGTTCCCGCCATCGAACCGGTGATTTTCGAGTCGTGCATCGCACCCACCATCGCGGCGGTTTCCTCTATACTCACCCCGGCATTTTTCGCCACCGGCGCGGCATACGTCAGCGCGTCGCTTAACCCGTCAAAGTCAGCGGCGGTTTTGTTCATCGTCATCGAGAGCACGTCGCCAATGTGCGCGACTTTGTCGTTGGAAAGCTGAAACGCAGATTTCATCCCGGTCAGCAGAGCGGCGTTCTCTTCCATCGAGCGCTGATTCGACAGCGCCATATTCAGCGTGACCGGCGTCGCCGCCTGAATGGCGGCCGCATCGCCGCCGCTTTTGGCAATGATGATTTGCGCGCTGGCCGCGTCATCAGCAGACGCAGCGGTATTGTCGCCGAGCTGTCGCGCCTGCTTACGCAGGGCCTGCATTTCGGGCGACTGTTTTTCAACGCCGAGCACCGCCTGCAGCTCAGAGTTTTTCTGCGCAAAGTCAAAACCGGGCTTCATTAGCTTCACCCCGGCAAGGGTTCCCGTCGTGGCAATGCCAACCCCGGCAGCGCCTGCGGCCGCCATACTTCCGGCCATTGATTTACCGGCCTGATAGCGCTCTTTTACCCGGCTGAGTTTCGCCTGCTGCGCGCTGACCTTCGCCAGTGCCTCACGCTGACGATTAAGCTGCAATGTAGTCTCACTGATGCGGGACTTAAGTCCTCGTTCATCATTCGCCAGTTTGCGGGTGTTAATCCCCGCCTGCGCGAGCTCGGTGCGCTGGCGGTGTACCGACTGGCGCAGCCCGTTATATTTGAGCTGCAGGTCAGCGGCGGATTTCTTCGCAGCTTCCAGTGCGCGCGCCTGTGCGAGTGTCGGGGTCTGGGTGTTTTTAAACTGGACGGCCAGCGCAGCCGCCTCCTGCTTTGCCTTTTCCAGTGACTGACCGGTCACGGCGAGCTGTGCGCTGGCTTTCCTGAATCCCTCAATGCGGGATGCCTGCGCGTTAAGCTCGCGCAGGCTTTTTTGTGAATCGCGGATATCGCCAGACAGCGATTTGCTGGCGTTCTGGATAGCCTTAAGCGGTCGGCTTGCCCGGTCGACCGCGTTCAGCAGCACCTCAAGTCTGACATTATTGCTCATAATGGTTTCCGCTACGTTGCAGCGCTTTCTCGCGCCACGTGAAGACCTCTGTCACGCTCAGGGAATTCAGCTCTGATGGCGGCCAGTGAAAAACCACCGCGATATCCGCCATCAGGTCATCGACCGACAGGTTTTCGGGAAATTCTAGCGTTCCGAAACAGGCGACAAAAAACCGACCACCTTACCGGCGAGCGAAATCAGGTCGGACACATCCAGACGTGCGACCTCATGCTCAGCCAGCGCGGGATAGGTCATGCGCGGCAGCACCTTAATCAGGGCATCAACGTCAGAGTTTGCCAGTGCCGCCAGCGACACACCGCGCAGGGTTCCCGCGTTGGGTTTGGTCAGGGTGATCTGCTCGATTTTCTGCTCGCCACGCATCAGCGGGGTATCGAGGGTAACGACGTTCGGGTTTTCGGTTTCGTTGATGTTTTTCATGATTTCTCTCTGAATAAATGAGTGACCGGCCAGCACCGCTGACCGGGTCAGGGATTACAGACCAATCGCCTTGCGGTGCTCCGCCAGACGGTCGACGCCGTCGACTTTCAGCACCATGTTGATAACGTCAATCTCGATGATTTCCCGGCCATCAATGGTGAGCTGGTAATAGGCGCACTCGGTCGACATTTTGGTCGTCCCGCTTTCACCCTGTTTGTTCTCGCCGCCGTCGTACTCTTTGTGACGGCCACGCATCACCACCTCAACGGCAGAAATCGCGCCGGTGTCATCACGCTGATACGAGCCGGTGAAACGCAGCGGCACACTGTCAGCACCCGGCGAAGCGTACTGCGCCCACAGGTCGACATCGGGCAGACCGCCGAGCGTCCACTCCAGCGACAGCGCATCGTCATCGAGACCAAGGTCAATCGACACCGAGCCCGGCATCCCGCCGCCCCGGTATTTCTCAAGCTTACGGGTCAGCTTTGGCAGGGTCACGGATTCCACGACGCCCATGTAGCTCAGGCCATCGTTGAACATGTTCAGATATTTAAGTTTGCGGGGTAAGGCCATGCTTTCAGCTCCTTAGCTGTTGACCGATTCCGACAGGTTCGCCAGATAGGTGTCAGTGATGCGCTGGCGCAGGGTCAGGTTTTCCAGCGGCGGGACGGGGGTGTAGTCGTAATCGATATACAGTTTCCCCACTTTGAGGGTCGCGGTGTCGTTCGACTCCGGGTCGTACCAGCAGGAGCCATCGACGATATAACCGTTGGTTTTCAGCTCGCGGAATTTGGCATTGATACCGGCCACGATGTCGCGGATAAGCGTCGGGGTGATGGGCTTGTCCATCGCCCACGCGTGCGCCTCCGCCATCGTGTCGGCCAGCACCTGCGCGGTGCGGGTGTAGTTCTCAAACAGGAAAAGCGGGTCATCTGAGCAGGTGCGGTTGCCCCAGAACTTAAAGCCGTCATTGCGAATAAGCGTGGTGACACCGGCCTGATTAAGCAGGTTGGCGTCGGTCGCAGGCTCCTGCAAATCCCATGAGACCGAGGCACTGACGCCGGTGACGCCATTCACGCCGACGTTTGACAGAGTTTTGTGCCAGCCAGTCGTCTGGTCGATTCTGGCGCGCAGACCCAGCGCGCGCGCCGTCGCCCAGGCGGTTGAGGTTTCATTCGCCGTGGTGTCCCATGCCAGAAAATCAGGGAAGATCACCATCAGCTCGCGCTGACTGAAGTTCTCGCGATAATCGATGGCCTCGGAAATGGTTTTACAGTTCCACGCACTGATATAGCCAAAGGCACGCAGGCTCTGACAGGTTGACGCGAGCGCGGTCGCCACTTCCTGCGAGTCCAGACCCGGCACGCCGAGAATGCGCGGCTTAACGCCGGTGACGGTCTGCGCCGTCAAGAGCGCTTTCAGCCCGGTATATTTCCCGTTTTCGTCCGTGGTGCCGATGATGTTGGAAATGGTTTGTTTCTGCGCCGCTTCAGGGTCTTCGGGGTCGTCGACACCTTCGGCCACGCGCACGACGACAATGACCGGTTTGCACTGGTCGGCGATGGCCTGCAGGGATTGTGAAAGCGTGCCCTGTTTACCGGCTTTACCGATAGCGGTTTGCACGCTGGTAATCAGCACCGGCTCATTCAGGGGAAAGGTCTTGTCGTCAGCATCGCTGGCCGTGCAGACCATGCCAATGATGGCCGTTGAAACGGTGGAAATTGTGCGCACGCCATCGTTAATCTCGATAACCTCGACGCCGTGATGATAGTCGCTCATCCGTTAAACTCCGTGGTGTAAGGGTGCGACTATTTTCTGTTGTGCGCATGGCAGGCGCGATGAAATGGCGTTGGAGGAGGGATAACACAACAAACAAAAAGCCCTCCGGGTGGAGGGCTCTGGTCATTCTGGTTTAACCGGCCAGTCAATATCTGGCGCGCTGGCGGGTTCTACCCGACCCAACAGGACGCGGTATGTTTTCATCGCTGTCAGGAGCGCTAATTCTTCCTCTGTCGCAATCCCCAGCTCCGCCGCATCCTGCAGCGGCGAGATAGTCTGCGAGACCTCCGACAAAAGGCTTTGCTTCTTTGCCTCTGCACGTGCCACATGATCCACCGGCGCGGGGATGATTTTTTTGCCGTCATACATCCATTCGCCATCGATATTGAAACCTGCAGGCACGGATTTTTTCGTGACTTCCGCCACCGCCATATTGACCGGCCACAGCGCAGAAACATCGTAATCCGCCGTGCGGATAATCCCGTCATCGGTAAAAGCAATTTTTAACTTAGTGGCTGAAAACAGGGACTGACTGGCGTACCAGTCTTTTCCGTCCTCATCCTGCAGATAAAGAATATTGTCAGCCTCTCTGACAACGGGCTCGTAAGCCGTGAGTGTTTTGAGTTCCATATTTATCCCGAAATGGTTCGCCATGCACCGTTGATATTAATTTGCATCGGTTTGTACTGAATAGTGTCATCAACCGGCGCATCACCTTCGACATACCATCCCGTAAACGCGCACCCGCCCGGAACGTAATTCCAGCCATTACGCTTTAGTACAATCGTTCCGGGACTCCCCTGACGAACATCGATCACCGTTGCGGTTTTTAATGGATAGCGGCCATCACTTTCAGATTTGGTATAGGCTCCGGTTTTAGCCATATAACCCGCATCAGATTGCGCTTTCGTGTAATAACGAGAATCAAAGTTACCGTAATCTGACGGAACAAATCTCCCGCTACCAGTGATTCCACCATTCACGGCAAGACCATGCCCCATAGTGACTGCGCCGGTAGAGATATCGACGTAAAATGGACGTAGGTTGTTATAGTCTCCGAACTGATCACCGGAGTTTGTCATCATCAGATAAAGTCTGTTGCCATCGTTTCGCCAGAATGTGCCGTAACTCCCGTAAGCTATTCGGAAACTATTAGCGCTTGAGCTTTGCATTTCACCCGTGGCTTTCATGGGGCCACTCAAATTAACGGCCCTGCCATTGGCTGTGGTTACAGAAATAGAACCATCTTCACCTAAAACTATTCCACTGCCGCCCTTATAATTAAAAAGCGATACATGGTAGTTTGCGCTCCCTCGCCCCACATAAAATAAGTTATCCCCGTTGTAATCTTTACCCAGAAGATAGGTAGATTGACCCGCAGCAAGCGGCCAGAGCGCTACCGTTGCCCCATTACCTTTGACGGCAATCCCTTTCTGGAATGTCCCGCCCTGCGATGCTGAAACGGCGTCAACATCCGCCGCTGATGGCTTGTTTTTATCGGTGTAAAAATACTGATAATCCTTGCCACCCGTCCCCGTGGCGCCATCCCATCGAAACGCGATTTTTCCTTTTGGATCGGATGGAATAATCAGATGGCGACTTTGCTTCACTGCGCCACCATCCTGATAAAGCGTAAAGGTATAGGCGTAAGGTCCACCGCTAACAGCGTGCGTCCAGAAACCGGAAGGTAAATCCGTCGGGATATTGTCGTAATTGTTACTCGCTACGGCAGGCGTGCGGGGTGCCACACCCCCCAGCCCGTGCCAGCCCGTCACCGGTACTCTCCCGGCTGTCGTGTCTGTCATCGACGTGACGACATCTGCTTTTGCCGCCGTTCCGAGACGCTCCTTCACGTTGGTCAGTTCATCATTAACGGCCTTTACCGCCTTTGGGGTCGCCGCCAGCGCTTCCGAGGTGCTGTCGGTCGCACTACTGAGCTGGACAATGCCCTTCTGCTTTGTGGTGGCGTCCTGAGCCGTATATTTACCATCAGCAAGGTCATACGCCGCCTTAACCGCTTTCGGCGTCGCGGCGAGCGTCTCAGACGTGCTGTCGGTCGCATTGCTTAACTGTGTGAAACCTTTTTCTTTCAGCGTGGCGTCAGGATGGCGGCGCGACTGCTCATGCTCCGCGAGTCTGTCGTCGACATAATCCTGCGTCGCCATGACCAGCGTGGTATCGATGGACAGCTCGACCGTATCGATATCGCTCACCATGATCACCATGCGCAGGGTCTGCGCGCGGCCTGACCCTTCCGCCAGCTCGGGCTTGTAGCTTTCCGCCATATTGCCGACCGCAATCAGCACGCCGGTGTCATCGTATAACCCCATTTCACGCAGCCAGAAACCGCCGGTCTCAGGCGGAATAACCAGCTCCGCGACGACATAATTTTTGTGTTTTTTATCCTGGCTGATTTTGTTCAGCGCATGACGCCAGACCTCATTGACCAGCTTCGTCTGGCTGGCGTTCGGTTCGGGCAGCTTGCCGCCATCCCCGACGGCCATCGCCACGAAATTGACTTTCTTCCCGTTTGGGACGGTCGCCGCCGCCAGCTTTACCGCACCGGCTTTGGTGATAACGGTTTTATATTTTACTGTCATGGTGTTCTCACTTATCCGGGGTAAACCGTGGTGATGTCGCCGTCATAAGTCAGGGCTCCGAAGTACAAATAGCCCGGAATGTCCTGAATAATATTCAGACCGATAAGATGGCGGCTGGCAGGTTTGGCATCGGCAATCAGCCGCTCCATTTCGTAATACATTTCCTCGGTGATGCCGGTCTCTAACACGCCGATATCGAGGCGGAATGTGCCGGGAGGATCGTTCGTTTCCCACCACTCGGTCACGTTAATCAGATACCCGAGCGGCTCCACCACGCGACGCACCGCGCCTATCGTCCCTTTATGCGCATGAATAAACCACGCGCTGCGGATCACCTCGCGTTTGGTTTCCTCCAGCCAGTTCTCATCCCAGCGGTCAACCGAAAACGCCCACGCCAGCCACGGCAGCAGATTCGCCGGGCAGGTGTCAGCATTCCATAAGCGTCGCAGCGGGACGGGAGTGTTTTCGATATCCGCGCAGGCGCGCGCCGCCGCCACCTCAAGCGCCGACGAGCCCACCGGCAGCAGACGGGTCTCACTCATCGTTACCCCCGATATTCACGCGGTACTCGGTGCAGTTTGACGCCTGCGTATCATCGAGCACGATGTCGGCCACCGGTGCGGCCAGCTCGACACGCTGCACACCCTCGACGTGGAGCGCGGCATAAATGGCGGATTTGCGGATATCTCGCCCGAGCCGGTGCTGCGCGCTGATATAGGTCTGCAGCTTCGCTTTTGCCGCACTGAGCACCGGCTCACTCTCGGGGCCGGGGTAAAGGTAAAGCGCCGCATCGATGGTGTAGTCGACAATGACCGCTGACTGGACGGTCACGCGGTCAGCGACCGGCCTCACGTCCTCATCGTTCAGCGCCGCACGCACCACGGCGAGCAGTTCGTCGGACGCCGCGCCGTTATTCTCGCGGGACAGCACCGAAATGGTCACGCAGGCAGGTTCCGGGCTGATAACAGAAATATCCGCGACCCGTCCGTCAGCGCTGCGGCCATGAAACTGATATGCACCGGTCGACCCGGCCACGCTCATTCCCTCAAAAGCCTGCTGAATGCGCAGGCGATAATCGGTGTCTGATTCCATCACGGCGAGCGTCGGCGGCAGCGTGGTTTCATCAGCTGGCGTGATAACGAGGCGCTCGACGTTATAGTTTGCCCCGAGGTGATCGAGATCATGCCCGGCGGCGTAGGCCAGCATCACCGCGCGCGCCGACTCATTGACACGCTGTCGCCAGATAACCTCCCGATAGGCGTTCTCCTGCAGGAGCTTCACCATCGGCTCAGATTCAAGCGTCAGCGTGCGCGCAATCGCCTCCTGCTGGTCTTCGGGATAGAGCGAGACCAGCGTCGCCTTGCGCTCGGTGAGGATGGTTTCAAAATCCAGTTCTTCCACGACATCGGGCGCGGCAAGCTGGTTCAGGTCAACAATAGCCATAGCGTTTAACTCAGTGGGATAGTGAGGGAAAAAGGCTGGTTTGAGGTGGTGCGTGTGCCAGTCATATCGACATACAGCGCGCCGTCATCCTCCCCGCGCTCAAAGGTGATGGTCGAAAGCGTGACGCGCGGCTCCCACTTCTGGATCGCGGAATAGCACGCGGCCATAATCTGCAGGCGCAGCGCCGGGGTCTGCGGCTGGTCAATCAGCGCTGACAGCAGCGAGCCGTATTCACGGCGCATCACCCGCGAGCCAACCGGCGTGACCAGAATGTCGCGCACGCTTTGCCTGATGTGGTCGGCCTCAGAGATACTGAGCCCGGTGTGGCTGTTCATTCCCAGATAACGCACCGTCATTTTGTATCCACCGTTCTGTCATCGCCGCGCTTCACGCCGCCGTGGTCATGGTCATCCACCTGCACGCCGTTAGAGGTAAACTTCCCGCCGGTGTGCGTGATATCCCCTTTCATCGTCCCGCCTTTCTGCACTTCGAGTGAGCCGGTGATGAGCCTGTTGGTACACACCACCTCGGATGTATCGAGGGTGATGCGGGTCGAGGCTTTCACCAGCACCACCGGCACGGTGGCCGTAATGGAATCCGACGCGATGACGTCGGCGGTTTTGATACCGGACACGGTGAGCGACCCGCTGTCGGGTTCGTACTCGATAACCGCCCCGTCAGGAAAGGCGACATGAAACGCATCAGGCGAAGCTGACGGCGCGGGATGGTCATCAGAGAAAATGCCGGGCAGCACAAAGGCGGTGTCGAGCTCGCCGCCGATGGCAAGAATGAGCACCTGCTCGCCAACGGAAGGAGCCCACCACACCCGCGAGCGACCGGCGCGAGAGGTCAGCCAGTTAAGCCAGGTGGTTTGCATCCCGCCGGTCTGGACGCGACAAAGCCCCTCGACGGGGTCGACGTCGGTCACAATGCCGGTGCGGATGAGGTTGCGGATCGCGCGAGCGATATCCTGCAGAGAAGTTAGATTGTTCATGGGGAAAGGATGCCGCCGGGCAGCGCCAGCGGCTACTGAATGGGGTTTTTTGGGAGATGGAACAACATGCAGCGTATGAGATGACGTCAGAAAAACAGTTGTTTTTTCCCGATTGTCCCTAGCTTGCCAAGAGCGGACTTTATTATATTGATAAACGAACTGTAAGAATGTATGTTTTACTTTAAAAATCAATAAGGGTTTTCATATGAGTGAAATATTTGAAATTGCATATGCAGCAGCTACCAATAGACTTTGTCTATTTACTGGAACCGGTTTTTCAAAAGAAGTATCTAATGGAACCGCACCAACGTGGAAAGGGCTTTTAGAAGAGCTATGCAATTCCTTGCCAAATTCAGAAAAAGTAAAAAAGTCTCTTTTCCCTGAGGGTAAACCATCAGCCTTAAGCTTAGAAGAAGCCGCGCAAATAATTTCATTAAAACTTCTGGCAGAAGATAAGGACATTTATGATGAAGTCGTTAAAATCATTAGTAGAATAAAACTCAGCGGTGAAAACAATAGCGTTAATGAGTTTTTCGCAAATCGTTCATTCCGAGTTCTAACAACAAATTACGACAAACTCGCTGAACAACTGGCAGCAACAAATACAGTCCAATCAATTACCCCAGGACTACCAATACCAAGATCGCCTGCAAATATTAAAGTTTATCATGTCCACGGCTCTATAGATTCACCTAAAAATATGGTAATCACATCAGAAGACTACTTTAAATTCTTGAATGGTGATTCATATTTTTCACGTAAATTAAGCACTATTCTACATGAAAATACCATTGTAATTTTAGGTTATTCTCTTGGAGACACAAACCTTAAAGCCATTATCAATGATTACAAAGGCTTTTCTAAAAGCCACGTAGTAGGATCCAATATATTTTTGATTTCCAGAAATGTTGTCGATCAAAATATAAAGGACTATTACTCCCATTGCTATGGAATTAGAGTATTAGATTCACTTGATATTCGGCTTTTTTTTAACTCTTTAAACAACGCCATTCCGGAAGCAGAAAAAGTTTCCGCAGAGTCTCGAAAATCTATTCTTCAAGTTCTTAATGAGAACTACACGTTTACAGATGATTATCTGAAACTGGAGGATTCTTTTTATCAAATAATTTCCGCAATTGCCGCAGAAGGTTTAAGTTGGAAAAATCAGGCAGTAGTAAAAATGATCGGAGATATCATCGAGAGGAAAACCAATTATACAAAAGAAAACAACGCTTGGGTACAATATGAACACCTTGCTCGCTGGCTTATTTATCTTGGTGCTGTTTTTGAATTAAAGGGAACTTCTATAGAAGATATATATCTTAATGCAGTATCACGCTCCATGACAACAATGAGGAAAGATAATTATATTGGGTATTCATGGCATGCGTATACATCCTGGAAGGGACGCTGGTCATCAATTATCGTCTCAAATAGAACGCTAATAAGAAAATACATTAAATTAAATGTCACATGGCCGGATGCATTAGCTATCGTTGATGATTTAGATTCATAACCTTGACCATCTTTAAGGTCTGTTCCTCACTTTTAGCATTCCTCCAAAATTAAGATGCCCTATGCGTAATAGGGTATTTTAATCAAGAATGTTGTTCATAAGATGCTCAATTATCAGCTCCTCAACAAGATTTTTATCAGCCTGGTTAAATCCGAGTAACTGACGCTCTGAATATTGCACGTCGCGGCTGTGCGGGTTTGGACGGTCTTTAAGGCCGAGTTGGTGAATCCGCGCAATACGCTGCACCTTCCCAGTAAACTCCACCACAGCCGCATCATTGCGGCCACTGGCTTTCATGTAGCGACTCGTTCGCAGCTTCTGAAACATCGCCCGTTTAATGCGATCTGTCTTTCCCCTGAGCGGCTGGCGCTTTCTCGCATGATACGGCGTGCCATCAGGCGCTTTTTGCTGTTTGATACGCTGCTGTTGCGATCTGCGCAGTTCCTTCGCAATTTCAGCGGCGAGCTTTCTCCGTCCCGCTGGTGACAGCGCGCCAATCAGCCCGGCCAGCTTATCGTCAAAGGGTTTGAATTCACTCATCCCACTTACTCACCAGCTCGCCATTGATATACAGCTCAGTCGGTCGCGTGACCGGCTCGGGCAGCGGCGGTTCAGGCGCATAGCTAACGTGCAGCGCGCCGTTTTCATCCCTGACCAGCGTGCGCTCAGTGAGCTGCAGGCTGATACTGATATCGACGCTGTCCCCGTCGTTCAAATCCATCTGGAAGCGGTAGCCCTTTTTGCGTCCCTCATCGAGCGTGCAGATATCCGGCTGATTCTCACGCAGCCACGCGGCCACCGGCACAAAAATCAAATCCGGGTCGCCCACAAAGTCACAGACGATCACATTCAGGGTGTAAATCTTTTCGTGCGACAACGACGCAGCCAGACGCGCATCGATATTCCCCTCGTCGGCAAAGATGCGCATCATTTCGGGGTTGGTTTTTAACTGCGGTACGGCGTCAGTGAGCGCCCTGCGCAGGCTTTTCATTTTCTGCATTGTTTTTGTCCTGACAGTCTTTAATGGTCTCGACCTTGAGCGCGCAGGCGGTGAGCGCGTGCTCAAGCCTGCGGATATCGGCACTCAGGTCGCCGTTAGTTGTGGGTTCGCTTCCCGGCATCGGGCAGAGGCTCACCTTCGGGCAGTTGTTGTAAACAATGACCGGCGGAGGCACAGGCCGTTCGGGTGTGCAACCGGCGCACAGCATCAGGCAACTCAGCGCGATACCAGCGGCGTAATTCCTCGTTTTCATTCAGTAACCTCGTGATGGTATGTTCCCGTTTTGCCGCCAGCTCACCGGCGGCAGTCAGTTCGTCACTGAGCCTGACCTGCCCGGTCTCATTCGCCCTGCCGATGCGTTGCGACACGTTCAGCTGATTTTTCAGCATCCCGATAGTGGTTTTTTGCTCGCTGGCGATCCGGTTCGCTCGCTCAAAAGAGCGGGATAAAGTCGCGTTGTCGTGGCGCAGCCACAGCACCACGGCGAGCAGACCGGCCAGCACAATCATCAGCACTTTCATGGCATCCCCTTTATGCAGTAAGCCCGTTCCCGCGCGCGGCGATTTTCCAGCCCTTTGTTTCTGACACCGTTCACGTACACCCAGCGGGTGAGCTGGTCGCACGCCTGCCACCACTGCTGACGTTTGATAAACGAGACCAGCGTCGAGCGACAGGCCGCGCCGGTGCCCACGTTAAAGGCAAAACTGACCAGCGCGTCATACACGCGCGGTGGCATCGCTACCGGAACGCACGCCGCGAGCCGTTGCTCGGTGTTCAGCACATCCGCGACAAGGTTCGCCGCCGCCTGTCGCTCGGTGATTTCCCCTTTCGGGGTGACACCGGCAGTGTGGCCTATGCCTGACGTCCAGACGCCCGCGCTGCACTGGTAAGGCGTCAGGCGACATCCTTCGAGGTCGGCAATCAGTGCCAGACCCTCGGGGGAGGTGTTCAGCAGACGAAAGTCAGGCATCAGCACGGCCAGCGCCAGCACGGCGGCCACACTGCAGCGTTTAATGATTGAGTTCACGAATCGCCCCTTTATCCAGTCCGAGAGATTGCAGATAGCGGTAGGTTTTGCGCTTAAACCAGAAATTGGTCAGCGCGGTAAAAATGGCACAGCCACTGCCCACATACAGCGCCAGCTTCTCGGGCGACATCGCCCCGAAATACGCCAGCAAAACGGCCAGCCAGTAGGCGACAAACGTCGTGATTTTTTCCATGCTCAGTCCCATAGATTCACCGTCCCGGTTTTCGGTGCGCTGTCGGTCTCGGGCAGTTCTATCGCCGTGCCGTGCGGCAGGATGACGCCCAGCTCCGACAGCCCCGGATTCGACTGCAACACCGTCTCGACCACGCCCTCCGTGCGCCCGTAATACCGGGCGCAAATCGCGTCGAGGGTGTCACCCTGCATCGCGTACACCTTCATCAGATTTGCCCCACGATGCAGCGCGCTTTGTCCTGGATACGCGCCACTGACCAGCGCATATCTCGCCACATCTCATCGATAGTGCTGTCGATGCTGTCAGCTTTTTTGTCGCCCTTGCTGGTCGCATCGACGCCGCGATAACGCTCATAAAGCGTGGCGGTCGTCATTGAACACACGGCGTTGAAATAGTGGAAACAGCGCACGCTTTCGCCGTCGAGCTCGTCGGTCGGGACATCTGCGAGCGTGGCGTATCCGGCGTCGAGCTGGCGGTCGCGCCAGTCGCGCAGCTCCGCATTGGTTTCGGCGATGGCGGTCTTAATCGCCCGGCGCAGGCGCACAGGCGAAACGGTCTGCTCAAGGCGCATTTCTTCACGCACGCGCTGCGGGTCGACATCGGGGAAAAAGCCCGTATTTTTTATCACTGGCTCGCTCACGCCCGGTGGCGGTATCACCACGCCCGGCACGTCCTGCGGCGCAGTTCTGGGCTCAATTATTAGTGTCGTCATGACAACCTCGGGTATTAGGTGGGCGGTGGACGCTGGTCGCAGTCAGGGCAAGTGATACCCGCATTAACCGGCGTGCCGCCCGGCTCGGGGAGCGTTCGGTTAACCTGCTGCTTTCCTCGGGCGACCAGGCCCTCGTTTAGCCGGTGAGTCGGTTGTTTTTTTAGCGATCTTTTGCGCAGGCTTAAGCGATGTTTGCTTTACAGGTGCGACAGGCTTCGGCCTCAGCTCACGGCCAAGGCGCTCAATGTCTTTTTTCACTCCGCAACTACCATCAAGTTGAATAGCGCGTTGCAGGTGACTCATCGCCTCGGCAAGTTGACCGGCGTCGCGCAGAATAAGCCCGGCGACCTTATGCAGACGGGCGCGAACCTCGTCAGGCATATCAGCTGTGCGGGTCATTTCGATAACGTTCAGAAGCTGCTGTACATCAACCGGCTGACAGGCAGCTCGGGCGCGAAGTGCGGCCAGTGCAACCTCTTCGGAGAGCATGTACGGCGCGGTGCGCGAGTGACCATCAGGCATCGACAGGCCGTAGCGCAGCGCGTAGCGGGCAATATCAATCGCACCGGTAATATCCCCGGCATCGAGCCGCCAAAGCAGCACAGTCATGATGATGTCATCCTGCGCACCAGTGCCGGTCTCCAGCACACCTGTCACCCACGGCTGGTAAAACGGTAACAGTTCGCGCTTTTTATCCGCCTTGCGTTCTTTGGAATGAATCTGTGAAAGCGTCCTGCGGTCTGCGGCCAGCTTAACGAGCATCTGCTCATAAGCCGTGGCATGACGCAGCGGATGCTGTTCCCGCTGCGATGCCTTTTCGGCCGAGACCCGCATCGCGTGACGCCGTGCGGGGCTCGCCATCGGTTACGCCTCCTCGCCGTCGGTGTGAATGTCAGCCTTTGGGGCTTCCGCGCTTTGAGGGGATACACCGGCAGTTAGCGCCTGCATGGCTTTCACCATCTCAGCCGCGAACACTTTCGCGCTTTCCGCTTCCGGTGTGGCATCTTCGTCCTGCTCTAGAATTTCAATATTTTCAATCAGACAACCTGCCTCGTAATCCTCGATGACGAAATCGACTTTTACCTGCTCGTAGTTTTCCACCTGATCGAGTTTCGGGTTTTCGACGATATGGCGGCGGTGGCCGTCTTCGTAGAGATAGATGGAAATGTTATCCAGTGTGGTGATAAAGACGCTGTTAGCAGGGAAGAAGGGCGCACGCACTGCCTGAAGCTGGCCGATGGTTTTCTGGCTGACGATCAGCTCTGCGGCAAGCTGTTCGCTGTTCGCCTGGAACTTGTTAATCATCGGGAAATATTTGTCGGTCAGGATGCGACGACCGCAGATAACCACCATTTCTGGATTTTCGCGGTGGATCTCTTCAATCAGGGATTCATGCGCATCCATCACTAGTGCATCGAGGTTGGCGTAATGTCCGCCTTTGCCGATTTTGATGGTGTCTGAAATGATCGTACCGTTATCATCCACGATGTGTGACATCACGCGCTCTGGCGCGTCGTTACGGTACTTTTGCAACCAGCCAACAGCGACGTCCTGAAGCAACGGATTTTTTGTACGGTCGGAGGTTGGTGCCCGGCTCGTGCCGTTGAAACCTATGGTGATATAGTCCAGCGCCTGACGCTTGATGATGGCGTTACGGATACGGATCTGGAAATCTTCAAATCGCGCCCACAGGTCGAGCTTGTTGTACTTCAGGTTGTAATCGAAGTTGACCGGTTTGCAGAAGTAACGGAAGGCATCCAGCTTCGAGAAGTCTGCTGTTTTGCGCTCGGTACCACCGTCGGTGTCGGTGGTGCTGGCGATGGTGCCGGTGACATCGATGCCGACTTTTTCCTCGGTCAGCTCGCCCACGGTCACCATGTTGATGAGTTGCAGGAAGGAGGACGACTGCTGGATTTTGTCGAAAAGTTTCTGCGTGACTGACGGCTCGACGTTGAATTTTTTATCGAGGTCGGGCACTTCAATACCGTTCAGCTCGGCAAGACGGCTCAGGTATTTATTGAATTTAAAACGAGTCTCTTTACGCATTATTTTTATCCTGTTTGAAATGGTTGGATCAGCAGTCGGTCAGCGTCACATCCGCAACATCACCGCCGGTGCTCAGCAGGCGACGCGGTTGTTTGATGCTTTCGGTTTTGTCCAGGGTGGTTTTAATCGTGCTGAACTGCTGCGCCGCTTCATCCCCTTGCGCGGTTAGTTTCTGTTCCAGCGTTTCGATCGCGTTTTCCAGTGCGGTAAAACGGGCTACTGCTGCTTCATCACCGGTTTGCACACGTTCGGCAATAGACGTCACTGCTTCATGCACATCCGCGAAACGAGCGTCATCGCTCTGTTGCTTGCGGCTGAATATGGTTTTCACGGTGTCGGTAAGCTTGTTGAGCAGAGTTTCGGGCTGTTCTTCAAACTCCAGTTCGGCGAGGGTCGCCACAGAAAACAGGTCTCCCGGCTGCTCTTTCTTGCCGTTTAGTGGGTTCGATGTGGCTCGGCTGCAAAATTCGAGATACTCGGTGCCGAGGCTGGCCGGGTCATCAGTGACAGCCAGACCAGTGAGGTAGCACTTGCCTGAGTTAGCGAAATTCGGGCGAATTTCCATTGAGGTATAAACTTTCTGACCTTTCGCCACCATATCGACGAGGTTGTCGAGCGGGGCGACTTTGCCAAACAGCGCCAGTTTGCCTTTTAGGGAGGAATCATCGTCGATGACCTCGGCTTTTACTTCGGTCACATCGCCATAGCGTGCATACGGGCCATCTGGATAAATACTGCGAATGTGTTCCAGATTGATGCGGCAGCCATAGACTCGCGGGTCAAAGGTGTCGGCCATATCCTGAATATCATCAGCGCTGATGACACGACCGTCGCAGGTGTCACCCTCGACGCCGATGCGAAACCATTTCGAGATTTTTGAGGCTTTTTTTGCCATGAGTCAGGTGTCCTGAGGTTGGGTTTTCGGGGCAGGCTTAGTTTCCCGACTCCTCCCTACAGCCGCCATCGATTGCGGATGGCGTATCCCTGACACAACATGGTGTTAGCGATTCGTTGCTCCTGTTTCTTTAGCCTTGTCCCGTACCAATCACGGCGAGGCAACAATGACCATCACCACTGACACCACACTTCTGAGCGATCCGCGACGACAGGCGGCACTGCTGTTCTGGCAAGGTTTTTCTGTGCCACAAATCTCGGAGATGTTGCAGACCAAACGCCCTACGGTGCAGAGCTGGAAACAGCGCGACAAATGGGAAGCAACTGCGCCACTGACGCGAGTCGAAACTACACTCGAAGCGAGGCTGATCCAGCTCTATGCAAAACCCGACCTGACGGCACACGATTTCAAGGTCGCCGATTTTCTGGCGCGGCAGATGGAGCGCCTTGCGCGGGTTAATCGCTACGGTCAGACCGGCAACGAGGCGGATTTAAACCCTAACGTCGCTAACCGCAATAAGGGCGAAAAGAAGAAGCCGAAGAAGAATTTCTTCAGTGACGAAGCCATCGAGAAACTCGATGAGCTTTTCCTCGATCAGTCATTCGATTACCAGCTCGACTGGTACCGCGCCGGGTTGGCACACCGCATCCGCCATATCCTGAAATCCCGCCAGATTGGCGCGACGTTCTACTTTGCGCGTGAGGCGCTAATGAGGGCGCTGAAGACCGGCAACAATCAGATATTCCTGTCGGCCAGTAAAACGCAGGCCTATGTATTCCGCGAGTACATCATCCAGTTTGCAAAGCTCGTCGACGTTGAGCTCACTGGCGACCCGATCATCATCGGTAACAACGGTGCGAAGCTCATTTTTCTTGGCACCAACTCCAACACTGCGCAGAGCCACAACGGCGATTTATACGTCGACGAAATTTTCTGGATCCCCAACTTCCAGCGGCTCCGAAAAGTTGCCTCGGGCATGGCCTCACACAAGCACCTTCGCACCACCTATTTTTCGACCCCGTCGTCTCTGGGGCATGGAGCATATGCGTTCTGGTCAGGCGAGCTTTTCAATCGAGGTCGGGCCAATGCAGGCGACCGTGTTGACATCGACATCACGCACGCTGCATTGGCGAAAGGTGTCGCCTGTCCGGACGGCCAGTGGCGGCAGATTGTAACGATTGAAGATGCGCTCACCGGGGGATGCACACTGTTTAACATCGACACACTTAAACAAGAAAACAGCGCTGATGACTTCCGTAACCTGTTTATGTGCGAGTTCGTCGACGATAAAGCATCGGTCTTCCCGTTCGAGGAATTACAGCGTTGTATGGTCGACAGTCTGGAGAAGTGGGAGGACGTCGCGCCATTTGCCGACCGTCCATTCGGTTACCGTCCGGTATGGATTGGCTACGACCCTTCACTGCGCGGCGACAGTGCCGGGTGCGTGGTTATCGCACCACCGGTGGTCGCCGGGGGCAAATTCCGTATCCTCGAGCGTCACCAGTGGAAAGGGATGGACTTCGCACAGCAGGCCGAATCCATCCGGGAGCTGACGCTGAAATACACCGTGGAATACATCGGCATCGATGCGACCGGGCTCGGTCAGGGGGTCTACCAACTTGTGCGCTCGTTCTACCCTGCCGCGCGGGAAATTCGATACACCCCGGAAATGAAAACCGCGATGGTGCTGAAAGCGAAAGATACGATCACGCGTGGCTGTCTGGAGTACGACGTCGGTGCGACCGATCTCACTCAGTCGTTTATGTCTATCCGCAAAACCATGACCAGCAGCGGGCGCAGCGCCACCTATGAGGCCAGTCGCACCGAGGAAGCAAGTCACGCCGATCTGGCATGGGCAACCATGCACGTCTTAATCAACGAACCCCTGACCGCCGCCAGCGGCCAGCCGTCATCCTCAATCATGGAATGGAACTGATGAGCAAACGTCAAAACAAGAAAGCCCAATACACCGCAAAACCGCAGCAGCATGCCGCGCCCGCTCAGAGCATGGAGGCCTTCACCTTCGGCGAGCCGACAGCGGTGCTCGACCGGCGTGATATTCTGGATTATGTGGAGTGCGTAGATAACGGGCGGTGGTACGAGCCGCCGGTGAGTTTCTCGGGGTTGGCGAAAAGCCTACGTGCCGCCGTCCACCACAGCTCACCGATTTACGTTAAACGTAATATTCTGGCATCGACCTACATACCGCACCCGTTACTGTCACAGCAAGACTTCAGCCGGTTTGTGCTCGACTTCTTGGTCTTCGGTAATGCGTTTATTGAGAAGCGCGTCAGCCTGTCCGGCAAGCCTATCAAGCTGGAGACGTCACCGGCAAAATATACCCGGCGCGGAGTGGAAGAAGACATTTACTGGTACATGCAATCCGATTCTCAGCCGCACCAGTTTGCTCCGTGCTCTGTATTTCATTTGCTCGAACCAGATATCAATCAAGAGGTGTATGGCTTGCCGGAATATCTGAGCGCACTCAATTCGGCCTGGCTGAATGAGTCCGCGACGCTGTTTCGTCGCAAGTACTACCAGAACGGGGCGCATGCCGGGTACATCATGTATGTGACTGACGCTGCACAAAGCAGTACTGACGTCGAAGCGTTGCGCAAGGCAATGCGCGATTCAAAGGGGTTAGGGAATTTTAAGAATCTGTTTTTCTACGCCCCGAACGGTAAGGCCGATGGCATTAAAATCGTGCCGCTGAGCGAAGTTGCGACGAAGGATGATTTTTTTAACATCAAGAAGGTGAGTGCGGAAGACCTGATGAGCGCTCATCGGGTGCCACCTCAGATGATGGGGATGATGCCCAACAACACCGGAGGGTTTGGCGATGTGGTGAAGGCTGCGGAAGTGTTTGTTAGAAATGAATTAAAACCCTTACAAGAACGAATGAAGGAATTGAATCAATGGCTTGATGATGATGTCATCTCGTTTCAAGAGTATTCATTGGAATAACAGCCTGCTTTAACAGGCTGTTGTATTTATTTAGCGACGAGCAAACGGTTCGACTTTGATAGACGCATGATAACATTAGAATGCATTGATTCAGGGTATTTATTAACCCCTGTAGACAATATGACTTGATAGTCCAATTTTTTTGGGTTTTCAATTATATTGAGGCAGTTTATCATTCTTTTCAGATTGTCATTGTCTATACCAATATTTTCAGGCGTATCAATCATTAAGAAACGTGGGAACGGAATATCATCCAGTAAAGAGAGTTGTAATAATGTCACATAATAAAGGAATCGTTTGTGTACTGATGCGCTAGCTTCTTTATAATGACCATTATTGAGCAATGGCATGTAATCATCATTATTGATTTCTGCTAGGCGGCAATCTATTAGCGACTCTCTCATAAAACGATTGTAATATTTGTTAAAGTCGCCTACTTTTTCAGCAAGCTCCTTGCTTGAGGACGCTTCTAATAGCTCTACGTCTAGTTTTGCAGAGTCCATTTCTTTTTTGGCATCATCTCTAGATTTTTGATATTTAGAGAGATTTTTTTCTAGAATTAAAGCTTGATTAAAATTGCTTATGAGTTCTTTATTATGCATGATGGCATCATCAATTTCTTCAATTCCATCAAAGTCAGTAACGTACTCTATTTCACTGATGATTTGAGATAGTTCACTCTTAAGCCTTTCATTCTTGATTAACGATTCTTTTAAACTTCCTTCAAGATCGGATAGTTCTTTTTTAGTTGAATTTAGAGCATCCTCCATTGTTTCTAGTGATTTAACTTTACTTTTGAGTAATGCATAATACTCACTAGGATCATAAAAATATCTTCTATAATCATGCTCATCAATTGCATTGCCACAAACACAGCTATGGCTTGGTCTGTCCACATTTTTTAAGCAGTATGGACACGTATCTGGGGTAAACATTTCAAGCTGTCTGTGTGTGTGTATTATTTTTTTTAAGCGAATGGCGTCTTCACGTGTTCTTGATATTATTTGCCCTATGGCATCTATGTCTCTGATTTTTATTTCAATTTCTTTATTTAATCCGAGGATTTCAAGTTCGCTTGCGTTGAAATCTTTTTTAATTTTCTCAGTCTGCTGGATTCCAATGTTATCGCTAATTTTAATTTTTAGATGATTAGCTCTGGATTTATTCAGTTTATCATTGATAGATGTAAGACTGTCAATGTTACGCTGTAGGTGCAAGTCATTGACAATATCTTTAATACCTAATTGCTTATGCATATCCGCCACAATATTTTTGTATTCATTTAATATTGCTGTAGATTTCTCATGTTCTGACTGTTTGCGTTTGAGATTGCCATAAGCTTCATACAACTTAACTAACGTTTTGCCTAAAAGAACCTCAAAGATTGCTTTCCTAAGAAACGCTGAATCACTAACATAATTTTGATTATCCGCTGGTTTATATATACCATTAACATCGGAACCTTGATTGTGATACATTAATCGCATCAAATCACTAAAACCTACTTTAAAATTTTTCCCAGCGTGGAAAATCTCAATAGATGGTATGTTTAATCGTTCCAAAATCCAATCGGAAAAAATATAATCATCAAGTTTATGTCGATTTATGTTCAGGCACAGGAAGCTCCCAACAGACTTACCTTGTTTTAAGATGGATTCATCAGATAATATTGTGATTAGGTTTTCCCCAATCCGGCGAATTAATTTATATTTTTCTTGGTTTAAACTTACTTCTAATTCAACAAAATTAGATGTGTCGCCCACTATTTCTTGGTGGGTTTCTTTTTCAGTGCTACTAAAGTGAGGAACTTTCCCACCTAAGCCATAATAAATTAAGTCAAAGAAAGTTGATTTCCCGCTACCGTTTGGCGCCTCAACAATATTCACCTTGAATTTATCTAATTCAGGGGAGCTAAATTGATATGTTTTACCTTCATAATGCATTCTGTGAATGCTTAATTGGCCCATAATTTTAATCCGTAATTATCAAAAAATTTCGATATAAATCCTTCGAGTCCTAAAGAATTAATTCTTTTAAAGGTGGATTTTATGATAATGATACTATTTTTTTCTTTGTTAAAAAGATCGGTGTCAAAAAAAGACTTCATCATTTGTGTATCTTTAACTAAAATGTTAAAGCAATCGGCTTTATCTGTCTGAATCACAGTCACAGCCCCTTTTTTTTCAAGGCTTCTTAATATCTTATACACATCACGTTGATGCAAAGAGCCTTTCACATAAGCATCAAAAAGTAACTCTTTATCAGTTGGATTAAGGTGTCCATGCCCTTCGTTGTCAATTAAGATGTTTACAACTGAAGAGTTTGCTATAATTTGCATTAAATATGTTAGCTTTCTGTGATCGTTGAATATCCTATTTTTACCACAGAATTCTTTCAGGCATATCAGCATTAAATATGTCAGAAAGTAAAAGTCTTCGCCTGACAAGAAGCTGATTCTTTTTAATTTATCTTCGTTTTTCATAGGCTAGCTTTCATTTTTCATCAAAGGCCAAATAACAATCATCAATTAGAGTTAACAAAATTCCTTTAATTGATGTTTCATCATTTATGCTCATTCTATAAGTGTGTTTTAACTGCTGCATGTTAGCATAACACAATTTAACCATTGTGTCTAAATGATGATTTAATTCATTAATGGAGTAATTCGATTCATTGAAGTTGTTTTCTATATATTCGCCACACCAATCGTATATTTGGCAGCGAAGGGAAACATATTCATGACCAAACGTTGCTTCATTTTTTCTTGCTTTCGTTGCAACAAAATTTAATCTCTCTAAAGTTTTGTGTTTTACATCTGAACAGACATCTTGATATTTTTCTTTTAAGTTTCGCTGATCACTTATATCTAATGAAGAAAAAGACTCCCAAGCCGGATCTATAGGCTTGTACTCATCTTGGTTTGATGCAATTTGTAGAAATATAACTTGAACTTTATCACTACTGACAAATTTCCCAAATGGCCGGTCATCTTGCTGACGCTTATCGAATTCGTTACCTAGTGCAGCGAGTATGATGTTCTCAAGCCCATGAAGTTTATAATTATAGTAATGGCACTCTTTAATCGACTCCAGTACTCGATCTTCGTAGGTTTCATCATCTTCATCATCAACGATGAAAGTTATACATTTTAAGAAACTATAAAAGTCCTCATTGCTCCACAAGTTTAATAACTTATAATTGCCACCGATTGAAATTAAATGAGTTTTTTCTTTGTCTGAATATTTAGAATATTGTTTTGCGTATTCATTAAGAAATAAACCTTTGGCTATTGATACTTCTTCATGGGATAGGTCTTGGTTGTGTACTAGTTTTTTTAATATACTAAGCTTTGTTTTTTTTGTTTCGCTGACAGGAAAGGAAGAGATTAATTCTAGAATGTAACTATTGTCTAATAACTCATCAGAAAGTTTAGCTAAACAGAATATTGAGTAATCGATCGTCTTAGCATCTTTAAAGAAATTAAGATATTGGTCTGCAAATGCAACTAAAGTGTTTTTAATAGGGTCGCTATTGAAGCTTAGCCCACTAGAATAGTTCTTATTTTCTTCAACAGTAATACTGGCAACGCCGCTATCAAGAGTCAAAGCTGCAGAGTCTTCTATAAATTCAGTTGCACAATAACAAGCCTTCCTACCATTTTGTTTCATTAGATTTAGAAGGCGATGAACTGCCCTGATCCTTTGGAAGGATAGACCTTTCCCGGAAGTTTTAGCAGCTTCTCGATTGATAGTTTGTGTATTCATGAACGAAATATAAGATAATTGATGGATTTTCATCCTATCAGATTCCTGCGTAAGTTCAAATGCTTAAACAAATTCACATTCGGGTAAATAAGCGATCTTGCGCGCAATGCTTTCCCCGCCACGCCTGCCCGCTTTATGGGGCGCTTTTAATGCAACTGCAACAATCCTCTCGCCCCGCACCTGGTGGGCCGGTGAGGGGATCGTGAGGCGATCAAAAGAACATGCGGATCCATGCACCTTATAGATGCGTGGCTAAATTAATTGAATAATCGTGATCTGAGTGGGATTTTTTAACGCCTCGCGGAGCGAGTTGTTCAACCCCGTCAGCGCAAACAGCGAGTCTTCGCGCCAACGAGGTCTACAGGGGTAAAGCGGTGTTGAGTATTACATTCGATAGATGCTACTCGACCTCATAAAAGACATTTTCCTCTGGTTCGCAGTTTTCGCTGTGTGCAAGGTCTGCAATGAGAGTGAGCGCAAGCTTGAGGTCCGATGGTTTGCAGTTCGCGATCAACGATACCTCCGCGATGAATTGCACACATGCCCATTTTTGCTGCGTTCGGCTGAGTTGCTCGCCAACCATGAATTCCCTCCCAAAGGATTTTTACTGTATGTTTGTACAGTATCATGTTTATATTGAAAATGTGAAGTAAAAGATCGTGTTTAGCATTCTGTATGTACATGATATCGATGAAAATTAGTGTTTATTTTTGCCTCGATTTTTCGGCGAGAGCGTCGACGCGCCTAAGAATTCGTTCGGCTTTTACACCGTAAGATGGGCTTGCAGAGAAGAGTTCGCCTTTAGCCGTTCCTCGTCGCCAGTGACCGTTAATGACGCTTGTTCCACCGGCCATAAGGTGAAGAGCTTCGCCCCGGCTTATGGTTATGCCGGTGGTTAGATGTACCTCCTCAGTTATTCTCTCTATTGCTTCACTCTGTTCAGGTCTACCGTGAGTATATTTTCGGTGCTGAATAGGCTTTTTCACTCTGAGTCTGTTTGTAAGCTGCCGCCTTTCATGTCGACTTAGAGGTTTGGTTAGATCAAGTTCGGGTAGGGCGATTTCCTCCTCCGTACAGTTATTGACAGAACTCCGAGAGGGCGCGATTGCGCCCTTAACGTCAACGGCCAAATCAACGGCACGCTTCGGAACAATTTTCCACTGCGTCAAACGGGTTAAAATTGGAGTACCAGCTCCGACCTCAGAATCGTAAACGCCACGGATGCAAACCGTTTCCTCTCCATACTGGTTAAACTCATCACGCGGTTCGTACAGCGTGCGCACCTGCAGATCGTCACGGCGAACAAATGGGCCACCCTGAGCATTAACATAACCGGCCCAATCACCAGCATCAGCGGCATCATGCACAGCAGCAAACTCCACGCTCAGGCCATGCGCGGTTTCTGTATCAGCGAGGCGACGCAACTCACGATAAACCGTCACCGGCGCACCGCCGATAAACTGAAACTGACGGATATGCCAGCGTGCTGCCCACGCAGAAACAGCGGGGGCTGTCTCTTTTAGTAATTCACCGCTTTCATCATCGGTTTCGCCATTGAGGGCGTAACCATCGATATTTTTTGAGATGTATTTAGCGACATAGCCGGTAGCACTGCCTTTCTCCGGGTCAATTGCTTCGGCGTGAAAGCGCGCTTTTTTGGCTTTGTCGCTTTTCAACTCGTGGCTATCTTCCTGCCATGCATAATCACGAATGACGCGGCGAACACGTTCAACATCCTCCGGCAACATAAACATAAGCATGTGCCAGTGTGGGGTCGCGTCGTGATGCGGTTCGGCGACACGGATGCCGAAAATGCGGATGTCATCACGGTGTAGTTTTGCCCGAATACGCGCCCAAAGACTGGTGAGATAACCCTGCGTATCTGACGGGCTGGCACCTTTCCATTTGCTGTTACGGTATCCCGCTTTGGTTGTGGCGTGATATTTCGATGGCGCAGTGAGGGTGTAAAATTCGCCGACATAGCCGAGGTCATTGCAGATGTTTTCGAAACCGCGAATACGCGTCATGAGCTCGCAACGGCGGATCGCAGGATTGGCGACCGAGCCGTCATATTTCTCAATCAGGCTAATCCGGTTGCCTTCTTCATCTTCGAGCTCAAGCCCCTTTAGAAACTCGCGCGTCCGACGCTTTTGCTCGCGCCAGTCTGTTACGCAGTTTTTGCTCGCATAGACATGCTTTTTCTTACTGACGTTACCGACAGCAATTTGCAGATGTTCGCGCCACGCAGACGCAACACGACGCAAACGGCCACGCCACCATGCTTCGGTGAACATGCGGATCACGGCGGGGGCAATATCATTTTTGTCGAAGAATTTCTTTGTCACTCGATCCCAGTGGGGAGGGGTGACATTGAATTGTTGAGAGATAAAACCGGCGTGCATGTACCAGGAATAAAGCGTTTTGAGCTCACCAGACCCGGCGTCGTCGATATTTGCCAGCTCCGAGCGGATGAAGTTAGCAATGTCACCGGCCAGCAGGTCGATATCAGCACGCGACATATCCGGTAGTCGGTTAAATCTGGCAATCATATTCACCATACGTGACGCCAGATATTGCATTAACTGAGTATCAAAATGCCCACCGAAAACAGCGGCAGAAACGTCGCTTTTGATTCCAGAACATTCATATTTTTTTGCGACCAGTTCGAGACGAGCCAATGCCTTTTTGCAAAAGCTGATTAAAAAGGCATTGGCTCGTTCACTGCCCTGCGTTTGTTCCAGTACGGTAGCCGTGCGGTTAACCTCAAATCGCACGCACTCCGGCTGATGGGCAAGCGCCTTTCGTGCATGAAGCAAAGCCGCGAACATTCTGTCGCGGCGGTGCTGTTGCTCATAGGTGAGATACGGGCTGGCTAATGCAGACCCCGGAGTATTCCACGGGTAAGCAAACTGAATAGCCAATTCATACCCCCCGATAGTGCTTTAATTTAAGCTCTGTGATTTGCTGGCAGGTAACGCAAAAGATCACACCCGGTATCGCTACACGTCGAGCCTCCGGGATGGGTGCGTCACATTCTTCGCACAGCAGGCGAGACGGTGCAGCGTTACGGCTGCGAGCATTGCAGATGTGACGCTCGCGGTCTTCCTGTTCGCGCTGTTGCGCTAAATCTATTGCGTCGGCCATTAGTGCAGCTCCTGTGATTCGTTCTCAAAGCGGCAGGCTTCGCGGCGCAGCAATTCAGCGGCTTCTGTGCCGTTCATGCCCTCTTTGGTGATGTAGATCGCCAGTGCCTCAAGGCGGATTGAAACAGCGAGGGAGCGGTCTTTGCGTTCTTCTTTTCTGGCATCGGTCAGCAATACGGCCAACGCATCGCTGTCAGTTTTAAAACTACGGGATTGGGTATTACGCATAAGTAACTCTCCTGATTTCGGGCAATAAAATGCCCGGCGGGTTTACGCCATTAATTTTTATGTCTGGATTAATTCGGCATGGTTAGCCGTTTGGGAAATAAGCTCACTACTGCGCGAAAATGATTCATCGCGGTAATAAGCGCTTTTTTCTCCTCAGTAGTCAGCTCACTTAATTTGAGCTCATGGCGAGCATTCGGGATTTTTGCCAGATAGAAAATGGCGGACAAAGCACGGCTATTTTCTTCAAACAACGGATCGCGCTTATCACGCATATCAGCAACAAAGCGCTCAAGCTCTTTACTGCTATCACCCCAGTGTTTCGCTCGCAGCTCTGCAACGTAGTTGAGACCGGCCAGGCGCTCACCGGCCATTAACGGCGCAGCTTGCGGCACAGCTTCGATAGCCATGAATCCCCCTTATAGCGGGAAGATAAACCAGCCAGTAAATCGGCCTGTGATTGGCTCGGGTGCCAGCGCTTGCCATCTTTCCCCATGATCCAGCCGTGACCGCAGTGCATGGCCGGGCTTTGTTTAATGAGAAGAGAGGCGAATGAGGGTTCGCTTTTCAACATAGCCACCTCACATAAGACCGAAGGACGCGCCAATACCACTAACGGTATCAACCGCACTTGCCATTGCGGGATTAGCCTGAAGGCGGGCCTGTAAAGCGAGAGCCGAAAGCGAGAGCATACGAATACCGGCATTAACACTTTCAATCATGGTGCTCTTACGAGCTGAGGTCAGGCGTTCTGTCGAAACTGCGCCGCTTGCCAGTTCGCCAAGTTCACTCATCGCGCGCATGACGTAGGACTGCAATTTGTCTTTCGCCAGTTCGTTAACCGGCACGCATGGCAAACAATGGATCTGAGCCAGAAAACCATCGACGAGTGTTGAGTCTTCGGTCAGGTCAGTCAGTAGCCATAACTCTGGTGGTGTGAACTGGTGAGGCTGCTCCGGGTTGAGCTTGTTACGTAACGTTTGAACATTCATCCCCGCACGCTCAGACAGCTTCGCCATGTTGTGACGCTGCGCGAAAGCCCGGCACGCTTCGTCGTAGTGGGGATGTTTGGAAACTTGAAAATCAAACATGCTCTTTTCCTCGTTAGCTTAAATAATCGAGTTACTCAGGCGGCCACGTAGCGGCAATTTAGACCCTGAGCGAGAAGTCGCGCACGGAAGGCAACCATGTTGATGCGAGCAGCTCCACCGTCTTTTTTGCGTGGCATCAGCAGAAGGTCACCATCAGTAACCATTTGTTTTACAGTGCGAATGCTGTAGCCGTAGCGTTCAGCGAATTCGTCATAAGTCATAAGATCTGCGCCGGACGGGATTGCAATTTGTGGAGTCATAAGTGATCATCCTCGGTTAAGTGTTATTTCAGTGCATTGGCGTGCATTTTTCAGGTTGAAGCGAAATCTAACCTTAATTATTTGAGGTGTAAAATTGGATTTTTGCGATTACTCGGATTTTTAAGATGAAACTTGATGAACTAGAAGGTGGAAAAGCTGTGTTACAGCGCATGCTGGACGCCTATGGCTTCACTATGCAAAAGCAGCTTGGCGATATGCACGAACTGTCATCTGGGACGATCAGCACATGGATAAGAAGAGATTATTTTCCTGGTGATGTGGTGGTTGCTTGTGCTTTGGATACAGGAGTATCGCTTCGCTGGTTGGCGACAGGGAAGGGGAGTAAGTACGATACAGATCATACCGGTGGCAAGATGAAGACGTTAACGCGTTTCGATATCTTGGCTGGCAACCTGGTTGAAAATGATAAATGGATAGTTGATGAGTCGCTGCTCTCAGATGCGATAACGAGCCCAAAGTATGTTTGTAAGGGGCAAAGCTCATGGATTGTCGATTTTGACACTACGGACATCTCTAATGGCCGTTGGCTTCTGAGTATTGATGGAGATCATGACATTTACGATGTTGCGAGAATTCCGGGCAATAAAATCAAGGTAAGCAATTCGGGTACTGATTTTCAATGCGCAGTATCAGAAGTCGAATGCATTGGCTTGGTACATCTCACCCTGAGCAGAACCAACTAAAAGAAATATGGCGATAAAAAAACTAACCTCTGGTGAATGGCTTTGCGATTTCCGTGTTGATGGTGCCGAAAGCCGTCGCGTAAGGAAGAAGTTCTCGACCAAAGGTGAAGCGGTAGCCTATGAGCAATATTATCGTGAAGAGGCCCAAAATAAGCCGTGGATGGGGGAGAAGGAAGACCGCCGACGTCTGAGTGAACTGATCGAGCTTTGGCATAATCTACACGGCCAGTCGCTAGAGGCCAGTAAATCTCGTTTGGCCAAGCTCCACATTGTTTGCCGTGGCTTAGGGGATCCGATTGCGGCCCAACTCACCGCCAAAGATTTTGCTCACTACCGCGATAAGCGATTGAAGGGCGAAATCGACAATGGTTACCATGCGAACCCCGAAAAGTGGATAGCCAAACCTATTACCGTTAACAGGGAACAGCAATACCTTGTAGCTGTATTCAATGAGCTTAAACGGTTAGGTGAGTGGGACTTGCCGAACCCACTGGAAGGTGTCCGGGTTTTCAAAGAAGCTGAAAAAGAAATGTCATGGCTAACTCAGGCGCAAATTCGCGAATTGCTCGATGCTTGTGAGTCATACGGTAAAATTCACTTAACCCGCATCGTGAAGGTATGCCTTGTGACAGGTGCCCGTTGGAGTGAAGCCGAACGCCTTACTCATTCGCAACTTTCCCCCCACAAACTGACCTTTACAAAAACTAAGGGAAAAAAGAATCGCACAGTTCCGATCCCTCGCTGGCTCTATGACGAACTGGCTCCTTTACAGGGGAAAATGTTTCATCCCTGCTATCAAGAGTTCAAGAAAATGCTCGCCTTGACTGAAATACAGTTAGCCGAAGGGCAAAAGACTCACGTTTTGAGGCATACGTTCGCAAGTCATTTTATGATGAATGGTGGGAATATTTTGGTGCTCCAGCGGATTCTTGGGCACGCTAATATCAGGGAGACTATGAGATATGCACATTTTGCTCCCGACCATCTTGAAGAAGCTGTAAACCTAAATCCATTATCAAATTTTAGTGATTATTAAGGATGAAGTATGGCAATTGAGTCTGTCTCTGATTTTATAAAAGTTGCGCTATCATGGCGAAATAATGGCATGAGTCCAACTTCATTTAGAGGGCAAAAATATTCTGGTTGGCCAATGCTTCCAAAACTCTTTAGGCCAGATATGAAGTTGTATGAGCATGAAAATTTTACGGTGCGAGACATTGTATCAATACATCCGGAAGAATTTTCAAAAGATCAAACTATGTTTGACCGCCTGGTTAGAATGCAGCACTTTGATCTTCCAACTCGTTTACTTGATGTATCTATTAATCCACTAATTGCTTTATGGTTTGCTACTGAAGATTTTAAAAAAGATCGGCGCTTACAAGATGGGTTGGTTTATGCTTATTTCGTTCCGGAAAGCAGGCGGAGATACTATGACAGCGATCGTGTTAGTTGCATGTCAAATTTGGCTAATCTAAAGATAAAAGATAAGTCTGAAATATTTGATATTATTTCATATGGGATTGAGCGGGATTTATTTAATAAAAATAAATCAGTTGATCAGCTTTTGTATCATATAAAAATGGAAAAATCTCATTTCAGAGATGAAATTAATCCCTATGATCTCGTGCATCCTATTTACGTTAAGCCTAAAATGTCTAACAAAAGAATTATTGCTCAATCAGGAGCATTTTTGCTGTATGGTGCAAATGGATTTAAAGGAACTAAACCAGAGGAGTGGATTAAAAGAGAGTATGTGGTAATTCAAGCAAAGCACAAGAAGAAAATTAGGCGAGAATTGGAATTGTTAGGTATTCATGCTAGTTCACTATTCCCAGAAATTGATAAAACAGCCAATTTTATTATCCAAAAATATCAGTATGATAATGCCGCGGTGAGCTAG